TATAATACATAAAAAACTATATTTTATTTTCTTTTTTAGTCAAACCCTTTTACATTATTTTCAATTTTTCAAATACCCTCATTCCAAAAAATTTATATTCCTACAATAAATTTATTCCGTTTTTTTCACATTCAGCTATTATTTCATCAGACCATATTGATGCCTGAACTTCCCCAATATGTGCCCTTTGAAGTAGGAACATACATATTCTTGACTGTCCAATTCCTCCACCTATTGTAAGTGGCAGTTCATTGTTTAAAAGCATTTTATGGTATTCAAGTTCTTTTCTTTCTTCCAGGTTAAGTTCCTTAAGCTGTCTTGCCAATGATTCACTGTCTACTCTTATTCCCATTGATGAAAGTTCTAGAGCACTATCAAGCACAGAATTCCACATTATAAGGTCTCCATTTAATTCCCAATCATCATAATCTGGAGCCCTTCCGTCATGTCTTTCTTTAGATTCCAGCATTTTTCCTATCTGCATTATAAATATTGCCCCATGTTCCTTTGCAAATCTATTTTCTCTTTCTTCGGAAGAAATCCCAGGATACAAGTTTTCCAGCTCCTGTGAAGTTATAAAAGTAACTTTTTCAGGTAAAAACTTAGTATAGTTTTCATACTTTTGAGCCAGCATTTCTTCTGTCTTTTTAAATACTGAATATATTTTGTTTACAATTTCCTTTAAGAAATCTATATTTCTATCTTCTCTGTCTATAACTCTTTCCCAATCCCACTGATCTACATAAATCGAATGCGTATTATCCAAATCTTCATCTCTTCTTATGGCATTCATGTCAGTATAAATTCCTTCACCTGAATTTACACCATATCTTTTTAATGCAAGCCTCTTCCACTTAGCCAATGAATGAACTATCTCGATAACTTCCCCTTCCGCTTCTTTCATTTCAAATGCAACAGGTCTTTCAACACCATTAAGGTTATCATTTAACCCTGTCGTCTTTTTTACAAACAGAGGTGCTGATATTCTTGTTAAGTTTAATTCTTTGGAAAGTTCCCTTTCAAAAAAATCCTTAATCAGTTTTATAGCAATTTCTGTTTCCATTATATTCTGTCTGGAAGTGTATCCTTCCGGTATTATAATACTTCCCATACTTCTACTCCTAACTGCAAATCTACAAAAAAATTTTAACAAATAAAATGGCGCACCCAAGTGCATACTTAGTCACCACAACTAAGAATCCTTGAATTGTAACATTTTATTTTTTCATGTTCATTATAATACCATAATTTACTTGAATTTGCAATTCTTTTCATTGAATTCCTCTTCTGAAATGCGATGCACTAAGCCTTTCAGCTTTTCCATTTCAAAAACTTTATCATATTTTCTGCCTACAAGATACTTTCTCAGAAGTTTTATTTCTTCTTCTGTCAATATTTCTTTCAAAAGGATATGATAAAAAAATAGAACTTTTTCATCCTTTTTATTGATTCTAAATACTTCGTTATCTATTTGTACGTGGATATAGTTCTTATACATATAAATACACCTCTTTTTATTTTAATTATACCCTGTTTATTGTAAAAAGGAAATTATAGGTTATAATATATTATCAGGAGGTAATAATATGCTATTAAAAACGGGAGAACAGATTGAAAATGACTTGTTTCATATATTCGAAACAGTCGAACTTGACTATGAAGAAATAGGGAAAAAAGTAAAAATAGAGGCTGAAATAATAGAAAGTATCATTGCTGGAAACGAATTTTTATATCTAAAGGAATGGTTAAAGCTTATAAAATTTGTGAATAAAGATATGGAATATATAGAATGTAGTGATACGATCACACAAATACAAGAAGATATTTTCTTGTACGGATCAAAAAAGCTATATAAATTAAAACATAAAAGAAGAAGCCGCAAGCATATAAAATTCATAGAAGTGATAGACTATGAAATTATGGAAGAAGAGGACTTTGGGACTTGTTTGGCACTTTCAGAAATACTCATGCTATTTGAATTTCAGAACAGTATTATATAAAACAAAAAGAGCCAATTAATTTTTACAATATAAAAACACCCCTATTTTAATTGAGGTGCTTTTATTCTCGTTCATTTTTTCCAAATAAATAACCTGAAAGGGTAAATATAAGTACTTTAAATATTTCTAAAATTTTTTCTAGCATTTGTCTATTATTCCAAAAGAAATCAGCAATCAATATACATCCCAAAAATAAAATCATACCACTTAATAAATTATGCCCTCTGATTTTTGAAAAGCCTTTTCTTCCTTCTTCGGTATTCAAATTTAAGCTTTTTTCCAAGTTATATTCTGTATTGTTTGAAATTGGTATTTTTTCTAAAGGTTTTTCTTCTTCTTCTCTATTGGACATAATATTCCTCCATAAATATATCTTTATCATTTAACACATAGCTGTTATTATCTTTAGCTTTATTCCAAGCACTTCCTTCTCTATGAGTAAAATCTGAAAGTTCCATTCCTGAAAAATTTTTATAAAGATTCCACACTCTATTAAAAATTTCTTCAAAATATGTTCCTTGAACTAAATTCACTTTACTTATACTTGAATCAGCATTTAATGCATAATTCTTAATAGGATTAGCTCTGTAAGATTTAAATTCGTTATACACACTTGGGAGAACAGGTCCATATTTCCAAACCTCAAAATTCTCTGTAAATAATTTTAACCCTGTTCTTTTTAAATATTCTTTATATAAAATATAAATTAACTTCTGCATTTTCATTGGAGATATATTTATTTTTTCTTGAAATCCTCTTTCAAGGAAATTATTGGCTACATTTGTTGATGTAATCATAAAAATCTCTCCTTTCATTTTAGTTAATTAATTATACCATATATTTTGCAAAAAATTCCTTAGAAATTAAATTTTTTGTCAATAAAAAAAGAGGTGGCAATCTTTACGACTGCCCTATATAAATATTCCTATTCCTTTTTTTATTTTTTCCTTATTAGCTTTTATAGTGTCATCTGTTTCTTCAAAAACTCCAAAACGGTCAAATCCTACAATCAGAACTAGCACTATTGCATTAGTCCCGATTAAAAGCCACATGTCTTCTCTTTTAGATTTTTCCTCTATATAATTAAAGAGTCGCTCAGGATATTTATTTCTCAATTCTGTTTTTATCATTGCCAAATTCTGCTTTCTCTGATAGCTTCTTAATTTTAATGTCATAACTGAGTTTAAAAAAACTAGCCCTAACATTATTATAAGAAATTTACGGCTTCTGTGATATATTTTCATTTTTATCACTCCGTTTCTTTACAAATCCGAACTTTTCCAGCAACAGTTCTAAAAATCCTGTACTGATTCCATATCTTTTTTGGTTTACTGTTTCTAGCAGAGCTTCTCCAAAAAATCCTAAGACTGGACTTAGTGGGTATAGAAACTCTGCTTTCAGATGCCCAATGATTTTATTAAGTGAAAGGGCAATAGCCATTGTCATTCCAGCAACGGCTATTCTTTTTACATATGGTTTCACTGGTTGGTTATCTATCATTTTCTGTGCAACTACACCAAACAGCACTCCTGAAAAGAACAATATAAGGAAAAGTCCATGATTATCTATAATTTCCTGTAAGTCCTTTAACATTAATTGCCTCCAAATTTATTTGTTTAAGTAGTAAATAAATCCTGCCCTTGCAAGTAATTCTCTATCGCCTTTAAAATTGTCACGATAATTTATGTCTGCATATATGTTGCTACGGCTATAATCACGCTTATAGTCAATTACATTAAAATTAAGCTTGTTATCAGTAGCAGAGAGTTTCCCACTCTCTACCACTTTTTCAATTGCTTTATCTACTACCTTTTCAGTTGTCTTTTCAATTATTTCTTCTGTTTTCTGCTCCAGCTTTTCTACTATTCTTCCATTTTTGGTGTTTTTGCTAAACCCACTATTTTGTCTTCATTTAATGCTCTTTCAATTTCTCTTGCTATTGCATGTTCATCAATTAACCTGTCAACAGTCGGTCTTAACCTTGGAGGGAATGCTTTTAACACCAAATTTTGTACTCTTAATACAGCTTGGAATAATACTTCCTCGTTTGGTTTTGTGCCTTTAAGGATATCCCCAAAAGCAATACCGTTTGGAATATATTTAGTAACCAATTTAACTATTTTTCTATTTATCAAAAATTTATAAAGTTTGATAAATCCTTTTCCTAAAATTGTAACTAAGTACGCTCCTGCTGATACTCCAATTAAGTTTAACACATTTTGTCCTGCTCCATTTAAAATTTGTAATAAAAATTCTTTCATTTTTTTCAACTCCCTTGTCTTTTTTATTTAATTTACGTTTTAAGCCACATAATAGGCTTAAATTTTAATTCTTTTTGTTTCTTTAAGTTTTATACCTAAAATAAATTTAGAACGCTTAAAAGCAAAATATAGAGGTTTGTTTTTCGTTAGACTCAGTTTTTCAATTTTTTGAGTCTATAAATTTTCTTAGACTTAAAATTTTAAAAAATTAAGTCTTAAAAATTATTTTTTAAAAACTTTTCTTTTTTTGCCACCCTGTTTAACCAACCTTTTAAAAAATCTTCCTGTGTTGGATTACTTAAAACAATATTACGATAAAATCTACGTTGCAACTCGTGATAAGCTTGTAAAAACTTATCTGAGTCCACATTATTTAAAGCAAATAATGTTTTATTTCCTATTATGCCATCAGTAGATAAATTGTAATTGCTAATTATATTAACTGTTTGTTGTGCTTTCTTCACTCCCCATGTTCCACTGTTAACGATCCAATCACAAATTGATAACGATATTTTATCGTTAACAACTTCATCTAATCTGTTACCATGATAATATTTTTGGTTATATATATATTCTGCCATTTCAATCGGCATATCTCTCATATGCCCTTTATATCCAAACCCCCTTGCCTCTCTTTCTATGATACCGTACTTTGTTTTTCCACCTCTGTCATTTTTGTCGTTTGAATAACCACCCTCTACTTCTAATAAATATTCAAATATTTTTTTGAATCTATTCATTACATCACCTCTTTTCTAATCTTTGAAAAAATCATTAACATCTAATTCCATTAGTTGCTCTATGCTGTATCTTTCAAGACCAGTTACTGCTGTTTGTTCTGCTATATCTGCAATTTCTATAATGTCCTGTATTTTTCCAGCTAAAACTTTTAATTCCGTTCTGTTCAGTTCTAAAAATTCAACTAATCCTTTATCATTCTGTACTTTTACTTTTTCTATTTTATTTTGATCCAGCACCCACATTAATGAAATTTTTAATGATAATCTATTTCTATTTTTTTCATTGTTTTCAAAAGTGTACTTTTTACCAGCTTTTTCTATCTCTATTGTCTGATTCAAATAGTTAGATTTCGCCTCCGCCAAGTCCTGCAAAAGCTTGTTTTTAAGTTCTTTTTTTCTTTCGTTTAGCAGATTATTATCCACTTTCCATTTTTTATTTTCTCTATCCCAAATGCTCCAGTCATTAGGTTTTGTAACTCTCTTGACAGACTTAGTCTTTTCATCTAAATACTCTCCATCTGCCAAAAATAATTTCTCCGCAATAATCTGTTCATATTCATTCATTTCTCTTAATTCGCCTGTTTCTGCGTCTAAAACAGGATTTATGAGAAACGAAGTTGAATAAACCATTGTTTCAGAATCCCAATCCGGGAAAAACAAGCTAGGTTCTTCCTTAAATTTTTCGACACCGAGTGTCATTGGTTGTGCTATTAATTGCAATGTATCTTTTTCATAAATATAGATTATCATTATTATTCCTCCTTAAAATCCGATTTTTCTTCTCATTTGAATTAATTTTTCTTTTCTATCTCTTGCACTTTTCTTTTTTATATAATGTTTCTTAGTCACATCAATTCCACTATGATTCGCAAATTCACTCGCTAAGTCAATCCTACCAACTTCTGCCAGTAAATTAATGCTTGTTTTTCGTAAACTGTGTGGATATAGATTATCTATTTCCACAAGCTTTCCAATTTTTCTTACTCTGTCTCTTATAGTGCTTTTACTCATTTGTTTGAATATTCCTCTATATTTAGTAACAAATAAGTATTCAGCACTGTTTTTTCTACATTTTAACCACTCCTTTATAAGTTCTATTGTCTCCTCAAAAATTGCAAACTCTACAATTTTCTGCTCTTTTTCCACAATTCCGTTTATTATTCCGTTTTCTAAGTCAATATTTTCTAACTTTATTGACTGTAATGCCGAAATCCTACAAGCTGTATCAATGATCAAATTAAATATAATCCTGTCTTGCAAATCATATTTTTCAGACAATTTCATTTTCACTTGTATTTCCACTATTTCCTTACTGCTTAAATAATAGCTTTTTCTCCTCTTTTCCACATCTGTAACTTTTAATCTATCTAGTTTATCCCGGAACGGATGCACATCAACTAAATCTCTTTTAACAGCCCATATGTAAAAGCTACTTATTGCTGTGATTTTATTATTGATAGTCCGTGCATTGTTTTCCTTTAATTCTCTACAATATCTTATATATCGTTCTAAAATTCCAACCATGTTCTTTGACTTCTTTTTATCCAGCAGGTAATAATTATTTTCGTATTGTTGCAAATACTCAATAAATTGTTTCATACTGTTCAAATAAGTCCTATATGTTGTGTTTTTCACACTTTCATTTCTCACTATGCAACTATTCAGATATTCCTCATAGATTTCCCAATTTTTGTTCATTTGAATCACTCTCCTATACTTTTATTTTTAAGTATAGCTTTTTTGAACAAATTGGAAAATTTATTCACATTTG